TACACCCTTGGAAGAAACAGAACTCTTGGCTGGTGGCACACAACCCTGGGGCTGAATGGCTGTTCGAACAGGCTGAGGATGATCTGTGGACATCAACCACAGCACTCTGCAGTCAACAGGCCGTGGCCAGCTGGCTCTAGCCTACCAAGCCCAACTGACCAAACTGTAACGTATACCCTCTGTGACAGCTTCAACCCTATGGGGGTATAGGAACACAGAAGGAAACACCATGACACTGCCCGCGGGCAAGGGTATATGGGTATCCTCAAACATCACAAACTCCCCACCCTTGTAGTTGTCGTTTAGAGCACCCACTACGCTGAGTATGGGTATGCCCTTGCGATCACCATCAAAGAGGTCATAGATGTGATCACAGTGCTGTTCCATTACGTTGTTGATTTGATAGCGATTGTAGCGTGGCCTACTGATACCCGAGCCCCCACGTAGCCCAGGGTCAGCAAGTTCGTTGACATAGGCCTGTAGAGCAGTGGCCACACAATGGGCCACATGATCTGTGATCACAGGGCTGTGTCCGTCTGTGACTGTGAGCTCTTGTTCACTGTGATGTTCAATGGGCTCAGCACCATAGCCCTGCCAGCTGTGAGCTCGCCATTCTGCTCGGGCTAGATCATCCAGAACTGCGGCACAGAGACTGGGGGTGATGACCCCAGGGTAGACCTTGATGTAGTCTGTGAGCTGACGCACTTAGATCTTTTCGCCTTTGATAAAGCCACGGAATCGCATAAAGCGTGGAAAGCGTAGGCTGTATGTGCCGTCTTGGTTCTGTGTGACTGCATCAGCACGTACTTCAACTACCTGCCCTAGGATAGTATCACGACCCTCCCAGTACTCACTGCGGTTACCATCTGTGAAGCCCGAACCCACGTTGACTTTGATGGTCTTGCCATCGTCTAGGCCCTCGCAGACAAACGCACCCATCTTGCCTAGATTGCGTCCTGTGCCCTCTTCGACAGCTTTGACTTCTAGGCTTACTTCAATAAAGGGCTTTTGCTTGAGCCAGCTGGTTGAACGCTTGCACTCATATTTGGCATCAGGGTCTTTGATCATGATGCCTTCGAAGCCCTTGGCCACCATTTCTTTGTTGTAGTCCTTGTATTCAATCTCACCCAGGAACTCGTCTAGGTTAACTTCTTTCTGTGTGATAATGTCCACACAGCCTGTCATGTCAAACACAGGCTTGAAGCTTTTCAGTAGGTTACTGCGTCGACGCTGACCCTGTACGCTGATGCCCTGTTTGAATTCTACCAAAGGCACGATATCAAACAGCATGAGTCGAGCATCTTCGCTCTGCACGTCACTCTTGCGATGCACCTGGGTCATCAGCTCTTGGAAACTGTTAGACACAACTTCACCGTCCAATACGTAACTGCGACCCAGCTCATCGATGTGTTCTAGGATAGCAGTAGTGATGTGCTCAAAGTTCTCAAGCACCTTGCCGTTGCGTGTGTACATGGTAACAGTACGACTTTCAAAGTCCACAACTGTGACAGCACGAACACCGTCCAACTTGGGCTCAAGCAGTTTCTTGCCTGTGATCTTCTTTTCGTGATTGGCACCATCGTGCGCCAACATGCATTCAAACACCGGCACCTTATAGGCATCCTTGCCCGTTTTCTTGGCCACTGTGTTTACTGTTTTTTCGCTGACTCCGCAACGAAGATCCTTGATAAGTATTCTACGATAAAAATCATTCCACTGAACATCAGTAGCAACTCCCATTGCGAGGTTAACAGCGTCACGAGCAGCGTGACCAGTAAGCTCACGACGGTAAAGGCTTTCCGCCAACTGTTTGAAATTATCCCAACTAAGTCCTTGTCCACCTTTTTCCTCCTTGATAGGAACCTGCTTGACACCAAATGTATAGAGCTTGTCTAGGCACATAGTAACACCCTCAAAGAACTCGTCGAGCCCTTCGTTCATCGCAGTTTCCAAAATGGCTTCTTTGGCCAAACGACTGTTGTCAGCTTCTAGGGCTTGGATGATTGATTCGGGTTGGGTGCGCATTATGCTGTCTCCATTTCATTAACATGTTTACAAACGCCACGGAAGGTAAAGCCCGGGCAGGTACAGGTGTTGGCTTCTGTGTCAACACTATATGTATTGCCCTTGCTACCCACAACTGTTTTAATGTGAGCCAAGGGCTTGACGTTTTGGAAAGGGTTGGGTGTTACTTCTGTAAACTTACGTCCACGCTTGTCAAAGCCCTTGATTGGGTTCTTAAAGTAAAATGGAGTAGTTTCACCCTGTTTGATGTAAGCAACAAGATTGTTACTGTCTAACAGATAGATGTGATTTGGGTGAGGCCAATCTGTAGTTTCTTGTAGGGCTTGCATTACTGCCTTTCTGTGTGTCTAACTATTACTAATAGTATAGCACCTTTGGGCAGGGCTGTCAACCCCTGTTGTTATTTTACCACAGTTATTTGATTAAGATCTGTGCGGCCATTGCACGGCTTTGTTTTTCGGCTGCGTTAACCAAATATCCGTGTCCTGCTTTGCCCATGTATTGAGCAAACTCTTGTCCGTTTTCAACGTATTGATATGTTGTTAGTCCTAGAGCTAATACGCCATTCCAGCCACCGTGTGCTTTGTAGGTATCAAACACATGAGCTTGCCAAACGTTCTTGAATCCAGGCTTGCCAAATGCTGCCACAACATCAGGCAACACTTTGCCAAACCAACCTTCGCAGACTGCTTCAATAAATGCTTCTGCGTAGTCCGCATCAGGAAACGGACGTTCACCGTCTAACACCGTATAACTGGTCATATTGAGTTGTTTTAGAACTTCTAATGCAGGACGTTGATTAACTGGCATATCCCAGATTCTACCAGCCGCACCTTTTTTAGCTCTACTGGCTTTGACTTCTACTTTTACGCCGTTAACAACAATGTCACCTGGTGAACCGTAGGTGATGTTTGGGCTAAGGATAGCTAGAGCAGCTTCACCAGGGCCGGCATCTGTTTTACCGCCGTACTCGTGAAAGATCTTTTCAAATAGTTTCTTGGCAAACGGATCTGTGATAACTGACAGCAGTTCTGCAGGTTTCTGCATACCACCACTAGGTATCAATGCTTTGGTGTTGACAGGGTCAAACTCTGGGTTTGCAAACTTCAGCATAAAGTCTTTGACTTCTTTTGAATCACCTAAAGTAGGAATAGCTTGAACTAACCATTTTGCCGCTTTAATAGCATCAGGGTCTCTGCGTCTATTCTCAATGTATTCTTTGATACGATTGCCCATGGGTTCGCCGACGATCTGTTTATAGACCTGCGGGAATATAGGTGCATCGTCAGGCAGCTTGTTTAGGCTCTTTAGAACCATGCGCTTTGTCTGCGCATCTTCAAATAGGAATTCAAATGCTCTCATAGCTGTATTTAGCCTAAGAAGTCCTGCCAGCTGGGGTGGTAAAGATGATATCCCTGCTTTCTACGCTTTTCAGCAAGTTCCCACCAATCTGGTTTGTAAGGCATACGCTTTGGTTTCATCTTGGTCTTATCGGCTTTGATGTAGTTACAGCTCTTACAGGCCGTAGTTAGATTCAGCCAAGTGCTTTTACCGCCAAGGCTAACAGGCTGTATGTGATCCAATGTGGCATTGGTTGTGTCGCAATGCTCATCACAATATTGACAGATATACTGATCTCTTAGGAATACATTACGCTTGCTCAAGCGAACATAGTTCTTGGTCTTTTGGTATTCTTTGAGCATGATGATCGCAGGAACTTTGGTTTCCCAACGAGCTGAACGCACGATCCAATCATCATACCAACTCATTACCACCACTTTATCCAAGACGAGATAGCGGATGGCTTCTTGCCAATCCACTGTGCTTAGGGGTAGCAGACTCACAGGCTGTGCATCTGCGTTTAAAACTAGAGTTGTCATTGTGATTACTTCTTTAGAGTATTTACGTCATCATTCATTATACAGTCATATAACTTGCTCTACAAGACGTTTTCGTATAAATTAATACACTGAAGATATTAATCACAGGTGCTACAGGTTTTCTAGGACGCAATTTGGTAAGATACCTTAGCCAGTTCAAAGATGAACTCATGCTAACTGACTTGCCGCCCTATCTGTTTGATGCTGCGGTCAAGGAAAACTGGTGGATGGGGCATAACATATTCCACTGTGATCTTGATACCAATCTTGCAGAGTTTAGCCAACACATTGACAATGTTGACACAGTAGTACATCTAGCCAATCGAACACGCATTACTCCTAGTTGGGTTGACTACGATCAATATTACAAAACAAACATTACATCAACACAAAGGCTGTTTGAAATCTGCCAGCTCAAAGGCGTTAAAAGATTTATCTACATCAGTTCCAGCAGCGTCTACGGCAACAACGGAACACAAGAACAAACAGAAGATAGTCTACTGCAGCCAACTAATCCCTATGCTGTCAGCAAGGTAGCTGCCGAAATGGCATTGTCTGTGCAGGCTACCAAAGGCACGACAGAACTGGTTATAGTTAGACCCTTTACTATGTACGGAGACTTCATGGACTACGGTCCAAATGCTCTAGTGATTGCCAAGTTCTTAGATGCTTTAGATCGCAATGAGCCGTTGGTAATACACGGTGAAGGAACACAGACTCGTGACTTCCTGCACAGTTCGGATGCTGTGATTGGATTGAAGCTGATAATAGATTATGGCCGGAACGGAGAAGTCTATAATCTAGGTACAGGAGTCACAACAAGCATAAATGACTTAGCAGAGATAGTAAGTTATAAACAGATCAAAAGCACAGATCGACCCGGAGCAGTTGCAGTAACTCGAGCCAACATAGACAAGTTAAAGGCTTTGGGTTTCATGCCGCAGGTGTCGGTAACTGAGTGGTTGACTAGTAGAGTTAAAGAAATTAAACTAAGAGAATCAAAATAGAAAAGGAATCTAAATGTTAGTACCAATGGTAATCGAATCAACCAGCAAGGGCGAACGTGCCTACGACATTTACAGTCGCTTGCTTAAAGAACGTATCATTATGTTAAACGGCCCAGTTGAAGACCTAATGGCCAATACCATTGTGGCTCAGTTGCTGTTCCTAGAAAGCGAAAACCCAGACAAGGACATCAGTTTGTTTATCAACAGTCCAGGTGGTGTTATCACAGCTGGTATGGCTATCTATGATACCATGCAGTTCATCCGTCCTGATGTTGCTACCTATGTTATGGGCCAGGCCTGCTCAATGGGTTCATTCCTAGCACAAGCAGGAGCCAAAGGCAAGCGTCATATGTTGCCTTATGCCCGACACATGATTCATCAGCCCAGTGGTGGCGCCCGTGGTATGCAGAGTGACATTGAGATACAATATAAAGAGATCACTAAGATGAAGACAATCTTAACTGAACTTTATGTCAAGCATAACACCGCAGGCAAGACCTATCAAGATTTTGAACGCGATATGGATCGTGATACATTTATGTCAGCTGAAGAAGCACTGGCCTACGGACTGGTTGATAAGATCATTGACAAGAGGCCCTAAGCATGATCAACGACATTATCGTTATAGATGACTGCATCTCTACAAACTATCAAGATGCCATACAGCAGCGAGTAATGGGCAAGGACTTTCCTTGGTACTTTAGTCCTAGCATGACCTACGACATTGATTGGGATAAAAACATTCCAGATGATGCGTTTGGATTCAGTCATCAGTTCTATAACTATAAGAAGATCAAAGAAGGCAAGGTAACCAGCACCATTGCAGAGTTTATATTTCCCTTGGTCTACGAATCCTGTAGCAAGATCGGATTCACTCCTAAAGAGTTTTACTATGGACGCTTCTTTCAAACGTTCCCATCTACACGAGATTATTTGGCCAAGCATCGTCATACGCATTGGCACGTGGACATGCCTGAGCCGCATCTCGTTTGTTTGTATTATCTCAATGATGCCGATGGTAAGACTGTGTTTACATCACATACCAGCGAGGAGATTGGATTGAATGAAATCAACAAACTGCCATCAGTACCTATTACCAAGGAAGTTAGTCCTAAGAAAGGACGCTGTGTGTTATTTGACGGCAAGTATTATCACGCTACGCATACACCAAATGTAGGACGTAGAGTTATTGCAAATTTTGATATAGGTTAAAACATGAATAAACAGATTTTAGGTAAAGTAGAAAAGGGTTGGGGATACGAAATCGTATGGGTCAACAACGATGATTATTGTGGAAAGATCTTGATCTTTGATCGAGTAGGTGCAAAGACCAGTTTGGTGTTTCACAAGGAACGTAGAAAGAGTTGGTTTGTTAACTCTGGAAAGTTCAAGTTGACTTACGTTGACACTGCTTCGGGGGAAATGAAACAGGCAGAGCTAGATGAAGGAAAGACTATCGATCTAGCTGAACTTAGCCCACATCAGATTGAAGCAATGGAAGCTGGATCAGCTATCTATGAAGTCAGTACCACAGACTATGTGGAAGACCGTTTCCGTCTCAAGGCCGGTGATACTCAAACACGGCCTGCAAAGCCACAACAAGATCCTCAATCATAGCATCTGTGTGGAACGGAGTAGGCGCAAATCGTAGCCGCTCTGTTCCTACATCCACTGTGGGATAGTTAATAGGCTGTACATAGATGTTATATTCCTGCAACAGCATATCACTCATTGCTTTACATTTTTTAGCATCGCCTACCAGCACAGGAACAATGTGGCTGGTAGAACATTCCATAACAGGAATGCCAGCAACTTTTAATCTATGTTTTAACTTACGAGCACGTTCTTGATGCTTTTCACGGATCTCATTGTGATCCTTGAGATACTTAACAGCAGCTAAAGCACCACTACAGGCCACAGGGCTCATGCTTGTAGTGAATATAAATCCAGCTGCTACTGAACGAATGGCATCGATGACGTCACTATCGGCAGCTATATAGCCACCTTGGACTCCATAGGCTTTCCCTAATGTACCATTGACTATGTCAATACGGGATTCGAGCCCGAGTTCTTCTACTTTGCCACCACCGTGGACACCATAGAGTCCTACCGCGTGAACCTCATCGATATATGTCATTGCGCCATGCTTGTCAGCAAGGTCGCAGATCTCTTTGATTTTACCTACATCGCCGTCCATTGAGTACACTGACTCAAATACGATGCAGGGCACATGTCCTGTTAACTGTGCGTTAACTAGTTTGTCTTCTAGATCTTGTAGATCGTTGTGTTTGAATACTTGTTTAGCAGCTTTGCTGTGACTGATGCCAACGATGATTGAGTTATGATTGTTTTCATCGCTGATAAACTGTATGTTAGGGATGATCTTTGCCAGTGCGATCAGTGTCCATTCGTTGGCCACATAAGCAGAACTGAACAGCAGTGCTTTGGCTTTATTATGTAGAGTTGCCAGTTCGTGTTCTAGTGCAACGTGATAGTGACTAGTGCCGCCGATGTTGCGTGTACCACCTGATCCTGCACCTGTGTGATCTAGAGCTGTGTGCATGGCATCTAGTACAACTTTGTGCTGTCCCATGCCTAAGTAGTCATTGCTGCACCAGTTAGTGATATTTTTAATATTGTAAGGGCCGTACCAGATGGCTGTGGGAAACTTGCCCGCTTCGCGGACAATGTCGTTAAAAACACGGTATTTTCCGTTGTCTTTAAGTGTTTGTAATAGTTCTGTGAAGGGTTTTTTATTGATCATAGTAAAGCTATTTAACCGCTAAATACTAGACTATGGATATAATTAAACTCGACGTACCCCTTTTTATTCGCCTGCTAGAACTGGCCCGCGAAGAAATCAAAGACGATGCAGACATTCACGATGTTGCAGAAATCGTTACGAAACTCAGCCAACATGGAGTTGTTAGCATGGAACAATACAATGACATTGTGCGTTTCATGAGCAAACAAGGCGACGATTCCGAGTTAGAAAGAATACGCAAACTAAGTGGGATGAGCGATAATGGCTAAAAGAATAATCAACACAGGTAGAACTCCTAACGACAAAACTGGTGACAGTTTAAAACTAGCATTCACTAAGGTCAATGAAAACTTTACTGAGCTTTACACAGCTTTAGGATTAAACGAAGCCCCACTGAATCTCGGAGCATTCGAGTTTACAGGTAGCGTATTAAGTACCACAGACAGCACATCAATCACTATCGATCAAGCCACAACAATAACCAGCAACTTGACAGTGGGTGGTGATATTTTGCCCAGTGTGGCTCTTGGTGGTGATCTAGGTTCAGCTGCCAGACCTTGGCGCAGTCTGTATGTGAGCAACAACACAATTTTCTTGGGTGGCACAGCATTATCTGTAAACGGTGCAGGCAATCTATTGGTCAACGGAAGTCTAATAACAGGCGGTACTACAAGTTACAACAACTTGTCAGACAAACCCAACCTTGGTACATACGCTACACAAAACGATATTAACACGGTGCTCAACGAAATAGACACCCGAGTTACGACTATAAGCTATAACGATCTTTTAGACAAGCCTAACATTGCCGGTACATATCAATTCTCAGTGGCAGCGGATGATTCCACACAGAGAGTAATAAACACAGACGAAGTTGTTAAATTTACGGGTGCAGGCGGAATCACTACTGCAAGTGATGCAGAAGGCAACATTACTATCAACTATGTTCAAGGTGATATCAAGAGCAACGGTAATATCAACATTGACATCAACTTGGCAGACTCAACACTGCGCAGATGGCAGTTTGGTGAAGATGGGGAACTAACATTCCCA